GCTGGACACTTTTCAGGTTCTGCACAAGTAGCAGTAAGCGGTGCTTTCGACAGTGGTTTTAGAATTTCAACTGCTTCTTCTATTTCAGGCTCTTCTGCATCAACGGGTAGTTTTAGTCATATATCTACAACTGATATAGATGTCACTCATGCGAATGAATTAATTGGTTTAACAAATGTCAGTGAATCTTTAGGAACTGTTTCAAGTTCTGCTCAACTAGCAAGTGCTATTAGTGGTGCTTTTAATCAAGGTTTTACATACACAGGCGAAATATCTGGTAGTTCAACATCAACTGGTTCTTTTGAATATTTATTTGCGGATTCCTATAATGCGGCTGTAAGTGCTTCACTAAGTGGTTTAGACCAATCTAATCACATTTCATCTTCTGCCCAATTAGCTAGTGAAATTAGTGGTGCTTTCAGTAGTGGATTTATATACACAGGCATCATATCAGGTAGTTCAACCTCTACTGGCTCTTTTGATTACCTAAAATCTGATAATTGGGATATTGGAGATATTAGTGGCTTAACAGGCTATAGTTTAGGTAGTGGGTTATCATCCTCTGCACAAATTGCGGGTGATATATCAGGTAGTTTTTCAAAAGGTTTTCAACTTAGAGAATATAGTCAAAGTGCGTTTGCTGGTAATATATCTGGTAGTTCATCAAGCACTGCTAGTTTTACAAAAATTTTTGCTGAAAAATATATAGAAGGTGGTGCAGGAACTGGTATAAGTTTAGATAATCAAATAACAAGTTCTGTGGGATTTGCAGCCGATATTAGTGCTAGTTCAGAAGGTGGTTTCGAATATGATGGATTAATTAGTGGTTCTTCAACATCTACTGCTTCATTTGCATATGTCAAAGTAAATGATTTTACAGTCAATTTAGCAGATAATCCACAGTTTACCACAATGTCTCAGAAAGAAACATTTGTGGTTCCAAATCACACATCAAAATCCTATGCTAGTGCTAGAACCGCACCAACTGCATCTGATTTGATAAGCACTAGTTCTTATACAGACGTTCTAAGTGGAAACATTTGGATTAATAATAGTGATGGTAGTTTAAATTTTGCTTACATAAGTGGTTCACAAACCTCACAATCAGGATATTTATTTTCGAAGAAAATAGTTGGATATGAGACACACTAATGAGATACGATAATATATTAGATAGGAGCTTTAAGTTATGGGCATGAGAGACGTAGTTGTTCTAAATACGACATCAAGTAGATTAGAAGTACAGCAAAGTAATGATTCCGTAAGAATTTTAGGAGATAGTAATAATATACTGTCAGTGGAAAATACTGCAGGCACTCCTATCTTCAGTATAAACGCTCAAAGTCAGTCTGCTGATATTGCAGGAAGTGTAGTAGTAACTGGCGATTTAAGCAGTAGTCTTGCTTCAAGTTCTAGTTTCGGTAGATTAGAATCTACAACACTTGTTGGAAGTGCAGCTAATATGACTAACACAGATTTTCAACTTGGAATAGTTTCTAGTTCACAACAAATGGCTTCAGAGATATCTGGTGCTTTCGATAGTGGTTTTGAATTTACAGGCACAATAGGAAAAGCAGTAGGTGTATTTAGTGCTGGTGGTGCTTTAATAAATGCTAATAAAGAACATACTGGTACTGGTCTTCGAAATGCTGCTTTACAATTTGGTGGAGCTTCTCCGTTAGGTCGATGCACTGAAGAATATAACGGTACTGCCTGGTCTGTGGGTGGAGCAAAAATTACTGCCGCAAACTATATGGCTTCCGCTGGTTACTTAACTTCTGCTGTATCTATTGGTGGCTACTCTGATTTAGATGAAACAGAATTATATGATGGTACTACTTGGTCTGAAACTGGTAACTTAAATACTGGAAGATGTCAGTTAGGCGGAACTGGCGTTCAAAATGCTGCTATAGCTTTTGGTGGTTCAACTCCAAGTACTGTAGGTAATACAGAAACATTTAATGGTTCAACCTGGTCTGAAGTTGCTGATTTAATTACTGCTAGAAAAAGATTTGGTTCTGCTGGAACTCAAAATTCTGCATTAGCTTTTGGTGGACAGCCGACTTGTAATAATACAGAAGAATGGGATGGTGGAAGTTGGGCAACTGGTGGTAATTTACTTACGGGTGCTACTGGTATGGCTGGTGGTGGTGTGGGTTCTACTGTCAACGCTGCTATTAGTATTGGTGGTGCGAGTCCGGGACCCACTACCTGTGTAGAGGAATATAATGGTACAAGTTGGTCAGTTGGTGGTGCTTTAATAAATGGTAGAAACGATTTCGGTGCTGGTGGTTCACAAGACTCTATTGTCGCTTTTGGTGGTTGTGTGCCAGCTGCTAGTACTTGTACAGAAGAGTATGATGGTTTCTTACCAGTATCTGCTAGTTTTGGTAAGTTAGTTGCAACGACAATTTCAGCTGATGCTTCAGGATTAGACAACACTGGTTTATCCGGCACAGTATCTGGTTCAACACAAATAGCAAGTGATGTAAGTGGTTCATTTCAAAGTGGATTTGAATTTACAGGTACGATTGGACAAAGAACAGGAGTTTGGTCAAGTGGTACTGCATTACCAACTGCAACAAGAGCTATAGTTGGGGTTGGTAGTAAAAATGCGGCGATGTTCTTTGGTGGTAATACCGGCGGTTCATCTTTATCAACCAATCATCACTATAATGGTACGAGTTGGTCTGCTGGTGGTTCTTTGATTACAGCTACACAAGAAGCTTACACTGCTGGTACTGAATATGCTGCTTTATCTGCTGGTGGTAATTTCTCTAATCCATTGGACACCACACAAGAATATTATGGTGAGACTTGGGCTACTAGTGGTAATTTATCTACTGGTAAAGGATATGGTGCGGGATTTGGACTTCAAAATGCTGCTTTGGCTGTCGGTGGTCGTAGTGACGGTGCTACGCCTGCGGGCCCTCGAAATATAACCAATACTGAACAATATGATGGTTCAACTTGGTCTGAAGTTGGTGATTTGAATACTGGAGTTGATGGACTTGCCGGTGCAGGAACTATAAACGCTGGTATTGTCTTTGGTGGGCAGAAAGCGCCCTCACCTTTTCCCATCATAAATTGTACTGAACAATATAATGGTTCATCTTGGAGTGTTACAACAGGTATGATTACTTCTAGATTAAATCATGGTGGTTCTGGTTTACAAAATGCTGCTATAGCCTTTGGTGGGCAACCAGGACCAGTATTTGGAGCAACAACAGAAGAATGGAATGGAACTGCCTGGTCAACATCTGGTGCTTTATCCACTGCTAGATATTCATCTAAAGACTTCACTGCAGATGCACATAATGCTATAATGGCTGGTGGAAGGAATCCAGGTACTGTGTCTTGTACTGAAACATACACTGGTTTTAACGTATCCGCATCATTTGGTAGATTAAATGCGAATACAATATCTGGTGATATTTCAAGCGCTGAAGGTGCGAATGATGGTACAGGCATAGTATCAGCTTCATCTCAATTAGCAACTGATATTTCAGGTAGTTTCGATAGTGGTTTTGAATTTACAGGCACATTAGGTATACGAGGTGGAGTTTGGTCAGCAGGCGGTGATATGATTATTGGAAAAATAAATGCTGTAGGTTTTGGTCTTGAAAATGCCGCACTCAGTTTAGGCGGGCAGAGTCCATCTCAATGCTGTACGGAACACTACAATGGTACTTCGTGGTCAAGTGGTGGTACACCTGCAAATGGCTGTTACGGTAGAGGCGGTGATGGAACTGAATATGCAGGAATAGTTTTTGGTGGTTATCACCCTGCTCCTAATAGTTCTGCAACTGAAGAATATTATGGTGAGACTTTTGCTGCTGGTGGTGCTTTGTCTACTGGTAGAGGTTATTTAGGTGGTGCTGGTACACAAAATGCTGCTATAGCTTTTGGTGGTTTCACACCATCCGTAACTGATGTAACTGAAGAATACAATGGAACATCTTGGTCATCTGGCGGTTCAATGATTAATACCAGAGGTAAGACTGAAGGTGCTGGTGCTCAAAATGCTGGATTAGCTGTTGGTGGTTATAACCCTACAAATCTTAGTGCCACAGAACATTACGATGGAACGGCTTGGTCTGCAGGCGGTGATATGAGTGCCGCAAGAAAATCTTTATCTGTAACTGGTATTGAAAATGATGCTCTTAGAGTTGGTGGTTCAGGAGGAACAAAATCAGAGGTAGAACATTACGATGGTGTTGCTTGGAGTATTGGTGGTTCAAAAAACAATGATAATCATTGTGCTGGAGCTGCTGCGGGGACTAGAACCAATGGATTGTACTTTGGTGGGGGTAATCCGAGTACAGGATTACATGAGTGTACAGAACATTATGAGAGTTACGTTGCATCTGCTTCATTTGGTAAAGTAATTGCATCAACACTTTCAGGCGATGGTGGTGCTTTAGAAAATCTTATACCTAGTTCTTTTGTTTCAAGCTCAGAACAAATCGCCTCAGATATAAGTGGTTCATTTATTCAAGGATTCGAAGTCAGTGGTGATATAAGAACAGATTCAGCAACACCGACTGGCTCAGCCTTAAATGCTTTTGAAGTAAATAGAAGTATGTTGCATGGCAGAACTTTTCATGCGGCGTTTGGTGATGCAGAAGCTGGTGCTGTGGTTGGTGGAATTAATGCCGCACTCTCTCCTTCGCCAACAAGATTTTTAGATTCAACTCATGAGTACGATGGGATTAATTATACAGTTGGTGGTGCTTTAATAACAGCACGATTTGCAGGTGGTTCAGCAGGTTCTCAAAATGCTGGTCTCTATGCTGGTGGTGCAGATGCACCAAATTCAAGCACAAGTTGTAATGAACATTACAACGGTACTTCGTGGTCTGCAGGCGGCACACTACCACAAAACGTCTGTGCTTGGGGTAACTGTAATGGTACACAAAATGCTGCTCTAATTATAGATGGTCGCTTTCCTAACTCTCCTGCATCACCAGGTCAATGTTCGTTTGAATATGATGGTACAACTTGGACTAAAGGTGGGGTTTTAAACATGGAAGGATGTAGGTCTCACTTTGCCTACTCTGGTGTGCAGAATTCAGCATTAATGATTGGTGGTATAGCACCTACAAGTCCTAATGATGCCGCGGGAACTGTAGAGGAATATGATGGCACAGTTTGGACTTTAGGAACCACACTACCATTAGGTTTCTCCTCAAATGCACGTGGTATTAAGGGTGGGTATTTAGCTGCAGCTGGTGGTAGTACAAACTCAGCATTAGCGGTTGGTGGAAATCAACATATCAATCAATGTTATGGTATACTTGCAGCTGAGTATGACGGTACTACTTGGACATATAGACAAAGATTAGGTTCTGGTTTAACATATGGTGCCGGTGCAGGTAGAAGTTTAGACAGAGCATTTTTCACAGGCGGTAGCTCAACCTATAATCAAACAGGTGAATTCAGTGGTTTGAAGTTTCCAACAACAGACCCGCATGTGGCTTCACAATCAATAAATTACATACCAACGGTATCTACAGGTTCCTTTGGTACTTTAAATGTAAGAGAAAGTTTTATCGGTGATGGTAAGAATTTAGATAATATTTTACCCGATACAAGTTGTAAATTAGTTTACAATGTCAACCAAATAATTGAAGATGTAACAGGTTCATTTGCACATGGTTTTGAGTTTACTGGTAATTTAGGATACAAACCAGGTACTTGGACATCAGGACCAGATACTGTTGTCAATCATTGTCGTGATGTTGGAAGTAGTGGAACAGCAACTGCTGCTTTATTAGCTGGTGGTACGCACGGAAATGCGACAAGTGCTAGTTACGAAACAGAGGAATATGATGGTTCTACTTGGAGTCAATCTACAAGAATGATTGCTAGTAGAAGATGTCATGGTATGTTGGGCAGTCAAAATTCATCTATGGTTTTCGCCGGTGAAGCTAACAGTAGTTATTTAACTGGTCATGTACAAACTTTCCCTACTTGTTCAGTTGAATTCTACAATGGTTCAACTTGGTCAGCAGGTCCGAATCTTCCTTCTAATTTTGGAAGCTCAACAGATGGTGTTGGTTGCACACATGATGAAGCATTACTATTATGTTCAAACCAGTCTTTTTCTTTCAACGGTACATCATTCACAACTGAGGATAAATTACACGTCAATAACACTCATGGAGCAACAGTTGGAAATGTAAACGATGCTATAACAGGTGGTCGTAATCCAGGCATAAATTTATCAGAAACTTGGGATGGTACAACTTGGTCAATAAATAAACATATGTTGACAAAGAGAAGAGGACATTGTGCTTTTGGTTCAGGTACGAATATGGCTCTATTTCATGGTAGTGCGCCCGGTGCTGATTCAGGTGGGGCGTCAACAGGCACAGAGATGTGGAATGGAACAACATGGTCTATAGATGCTAGTATGACCCTTGGGAGAACTTGGCATGGTGGTTCAACTCAATCCCCAACTTCAAATGGTTTATCAGGTTTAGCAGTTGCTGGTGCAGCACCAACATCTATAAATGGAGCTAAAACTGAACTTTATGAAGGTCATTATCACAATGTGACAGGTTCATTCAAATGTTTAGATGCAGGTGAGGTGTTCATAGGTGGTAATCCACAACTTTTTGTAGATACAAGTGATGAATCAATTGAAAATACCGCAAAACTCGAAGTAGAAAAAGAATTCAACATTCCAACATTTACGACTTGTGCGGCAACTGCTTCTTACGGAGAAGTTTGGATAAATCCTGAGGATAAGAAACTGTATTTCACTTACGGTGGTAGTTGGACAACTGCTAATCCTCAATCAGGTGATGATACTAGAAACATTGGTTTTGGAACATCTATTTGTGCTGCGGTTGCTGTTAAGGGAAACGGAAAAACAGAGGAATATAATGGTATTGTTTGGAGTAGTAATTCACCTACTACAAATCTTAATGTAGCAAGATACTTCGGATGGGCTTGGGGAACCTACGAATCTGCTGTTCTTGCTGGTGGAAATTCACCTAATTCACAATGCACAGAAGAGTGGAATGGTACGAGTTGGTCTGCCGGCGGTGCTTTAGGAAATAGTAGATTATGTGATCATGGTGCCGGTAGTAGTGTAAATACAGGTTTGATGTTCGGTAAGAATCATCCTTCCAGCGATGGTTCAACAGAATCTTACAATGGAACTACTTGGTCAGACACTGGACATGATTTGATAACACCAAGATTCAAAGGCGCTGGTTCTGGTACGGAAAATGCTGCCCTTATGATGGGTGGATGCACTCCATCAAAAGTTGCTTGTACTGAAGAATATAATGGTTCATCTTGGGCAAATGGTGGTGCTTTACCATTAGCACTTGCTGGTTATGGAGGACCTGGTGCAGGAACGGGTACACAGAATGACAGTATATTCTACACAGGTGGAAGATTTTATCACTCAAGCCTTACTGATACTGGTATGTGTACACCATCATTTTCACAATCCTCAGTTCAGATGTACAATGGTACTTCTTGGTCAGCAGCTGAATCACTTACATATGGTAGACAATGGTCTGCACTTGCTGGTGGTTCTAGTCGTGGAGCATTAGCAACGGGTGGGTACGCAGGTATTAGTAATCAATATCCGGCGGGCTATGAGTATGATACTTCCACTTTTACTGAAGAGTATCACGGACCTGAGATTCACACAGTTGAAATAGGATAAAAAATAATTATGATATTTATATTAAATAACGGAGACTCTAAATGGCCATAAGAGATGCCATAGTTCTAAATACTACAGGTAGTAGTTTTGAAGCTTTACAGTCTGGTGATACAGTAAGAGTTAAAGGAGACTTATTGGTTCAAGACTCCTCTGGCACATCACTTCTTTCTGTTGGCACTTCCGATACTACTGTTACTTTAGGCGGTAGTGTAACTAGTAGTGCTATAATTAGTGGAAGTTCAACCTCAACTGCTTCTTTTGGAAGATTTGTTGCCACAACATATACTGGTGATGCTAGAGAAATAGCCTCTACGCTCCCACGCTCCGCTGGTATAATTTCAGGTGCAGCTCAAATTAGAGATGATGTAAGTGGTAGTTTTGTAAGTGGATTTAGTTTTGGAGCAACTGCTGACCAACTTTATGTGGGCGTAAGTGGTTCTAACTCAGAGCATTCTGCTAGTGTTTCAGGCAGTACAAGAGCAATGGCCGCTAGTGGTTCAGATTTAACACATTTAAAAAGTGATGAGATTGGACACATTAGAGGTATAGTTGGCGCCGGTACTTTTACAGCCGGAGATGCTTTAGGAACTGGTCGTGGTTATGTATTAGGTGCAGGTTCTCAGAATGCTGCACTAGCCTTTGGTGGATATGGCCCAAGTAATACAAGAAATAAAACGGAACATTATAATGGAACAAGTTGGTCAGAAGGTGGTAACTTAAATCAAAATCATCACAATGGACAGATGGGTGCCGGTTGGGGAGTTGAGTATGCCGCTATAAAAACTGGTGGAAATGGTCCTGGTCTTACTACTTCCACAGAAGTATACAATGGTACTTCTTGGTCTGAAATACAAAATAAAACTGTCGGACAATGCTGTGGTGGGGGTGCTGGTACTCAAAACGCTGGTGTTGCTTTTGGTGGAAACCCATCACCTAATACTACAGAACATTGGAATGGAACTTCGTGGAGCACTGGTGGTACAATGATTGCTGGTGGTGATAGAATAAATTGTGGAGCTGGTTTAGAAAATGCTGCTCTAGCTGCCGGTGTAGGTGGTTCACCTACTCCTAATACTTGCACAGAGGAGTATGATGGTACGAGTTGGTCTGCTGGTGGAATTCTAAGTGATAAAAAAAGTCGTGCCGGTACTGCGGGAACACAGAATGCAGCTATTGCAATTGATGGACTTAATGGTTCATCCGATGATGTTTCTCTACATTACGATGGTGCTAGTTGGTCAGTGGGTGGTAGTTCACTTCACAATAAATTTGATGTTGCTGCAGTTGGTGTACAGTCAGCCGCATTGAAGTTTGGTGGAACATATTTTCAAACCTGTACAGAACAATACAATGCTAATTACACAAACACAGGTAGTTTCGGTAGAATAGAAGCTGGTTATATCGTAGGTAATGCAGAAGATATAAAAGGACAAATTCCAAGAGATGCTGGATTGGTTACAAGTTCTGCTCAATTAGCTACTGATATATCAGGTAGTTTTACAAGTGGATTTAATTTTGGTGCACCAGCGGATAGTCATTTTATAGGCGTTAGTGGTTCAACACCTACGCCAGGTGTAAGTGGTTCTGAAACTCACTACAGTAGTAGTGTCGGACATCCTGCTGAAATATATGCAAGTGGTTCAGCATCTGGTTCCGACCACTCATTTCAATTGGTTGATGAATTAGGACACATTAAAGGTGTGGTTGAAGCAGGTGCGTGGTCATTAGGTCCAAATATAAATAATCCAAGACAAGATAATGCCGGTGCCGGAGTTCAAAATGCCGCACTATCCTTCGGTGGTTATCCTCCAACTGGCGATACAGAAATTTACAACGGCACTACGTGGTCTGAACTTAATGATTTAAACTTAGCTAGAGCAAATGGTGGTGGTTTAGGAACTGTAGATGCCGCACTGTATATGGGTGGACAGCCCACTATATCATGCACTGAGGAGTGGAATGGTACATCCTGGTCTGAGGTTACGAATATGACTACTGCTAGAGCTAATAATCAAGGAGTTGGTACTCAGAATGCTGGATTGATATTTGGTGGTAATCCAGGTATCGCGACAACAGAAGAATATAATGGTACTAGTTTCTCTGCAGGTGGTTCATTAATTACAGCAATTTTCGGAGCCGGTGGTGCAGGAATTCAAAATGCGGCATTGAAATTTGGTGGTAGCACTCCATCAGTATCTAACACTACAGAACACTACAACGGAACATCTTGGACTGCTGGTGGTAATTTAATCACTGCTAGAACTTATCTAAAAGGTGCGGGTGTAGAAAATAGTGCTCTTGCAGTTATGGGGCTTCCAGCAGCTGGTACGCTTACAGAACATTATGACGGTACTTCTTGGTCTGCTGGTGGTAGTCTGAACATAGCGAGATCTAGTGGTGCTGCTACAGGTGTTTCACACGCTGCTATAGCTATGGGTGGAGCACCAGCAACCTCTCATAGAGAATCAACTGAGTTATATGAAGGAAGTTTTTCCAACTCAGGTAGTTTCGGTAGAATAGAAGCAACAATATTAAAAGGGAATATAATCGGTTTGCAAAACTATTTAGTAAGAAGTGATAACATAGTTTCAGGTTCAGCTCAGATTAGAGTTGATGTCAGTGGTAGTTTTGATGAGGGATTTAGTTTTGGTGCTAGCAATGCCCGTTTATTTGATGGGGTAAGTGGTTCAAGATTTACGCCTGGCGTAAGTGGTTCTGAACAATTTTACAGTTCAAGCTTTGGACACGTCACAGAACATATTGGAATAAGTGGTTCACATCCAAGCGGTGGTGCAGATTACTCACAACTACTTGAATCTGAAGCTGGACATATCAGAGGGAAAATCGTCAGTGGAGTTTGGTCTTCAGGTGGTGCTTTAATCACTGCTAGAAAAGTTGGTTCATTGGGTACAGGTGTAGAAAATGCAGCTCTAGCAGGAGATATACGAGGAGCACCTAATAATGACGCAGAAGAATATAATGGTACTGCTTGGTCGGTAACTGCCGATATGATAAACGCGAGAGGTTTTGGTGCCGCAGCCGGAACTCAAAATGCTTCATTTTTTGCCGGTGGTACAACACCCGGTACATATGCCGTACCTACGGAAGATTACAATGGAGTTTCATTTTCAAATATTGCGAATAGTAATCTAAACACTGGTAGACAAAAAATTGGTGGTGCTGGCTCTCAGAATGCTGGATTAGTATTTGGTGGCACACCATCGGCGCCAAAACAACAGACAGAAGAATGGAATGGTGTTGTTTGGACTGAAGCTGGTGCTACCGCATATTTAAGTGATGCTGGTTATAATATTGTTGGAGCTGGTATTCAAAATGCCGCCCTAGCTATTGGTGGTCAACCATCATCTGCTAGAAAAGTAAGCACTGAACATTATGATGGTACTTCTTGGCGTGCCGGTGGTACTTTGATTACTACTAACGGGCATAAAAGAAGTGGTGCTGGAACTGAAAATGCTTCTTGGGTTGCGTTTGGTCAAGCTCCAGCTAATAGTACACATACAGAGGTTTACGATGGTATTGCTTGGACATCTACTGCTAATGCAATTACAGCTAGATCATTGGCTGGTGCCGCCGGAACAGGCGCAGTTGGGTTAGCTTTTGGTGGATATAATCCAGGTCAGTTGAGTTGTACAGAACATTGGGATGGTGGTTTTGAAAATACAGGTAGTTTTGGTAGAATAGAATCAGCTCGTTTTGTTGGAGATGCCAGTGATTTAAGTAGTAGTTTAGGCTTAGTTGAATCTTCGGCAACTATTGCTAGTGATATAAGTGGTTCATTTTCATCTGGTTTCAATATTGCTGTAAGAAAAGGTGGTTCAGCAAAAGATTTAATAAATGACGAAGGAGCAATCTTAACAGACCCAACAAGATGGTGTTGGACTTCATCTTCATTCAACGACCCACAGAATTATTCACTGAGAAGTACATTAAAACCCAGAGGACATTTTCAAGTCGATAGAAGGCATATAAACGCGGGAAGTGGTTCACTTGCTACTTGGAGTCAAGGCACACCATTAATTAGCAGAAAAAGAACTCTAATTGGTGGTTCTACAGGACCTAGAGATGCTATTATGCTAGTAGGCGCAGGGCAGGGTGAATATGGCGGCTGTGGTAGAACTGAACTTTACGATGGTGTTGCTTGGTATGAAGGAAAATTTCAAAGTAATGGTAGAAGAGGTAAGATAGCCTTTGGAACACAGAATGCAGGAGTGGCACATGGTGGCAGAAGTATACATACATATAAGAATGATACAGAGAATTGGGATGGTATTAGTTGGACTACTGTAATATCACATAACAGTGCCGTATCATGTTCAATAGATGGAATAGGATTTGGAACTCAAAATGATGGATTAATAGTATCATTTGCTTCAGGCAGTCCATCCTCTTGTCAAGACATTTGTCATTATGATGGAACTACTTTTTCTCGAGGTGCTGAAATGGTATATTCACAGGCTGCTGCCGGTGGTGCTGGTGACTCGGATTGTGCTATTATTTTCGGAGGAAACCCTTCAGGAAATAGAAAACAAACACAGGAATATAATGGTACTAGTTGGGTTCAAAGAGCAAATCTTACATTTCCTGCAACTTTGAAATCAGGCGCTGGTGAAAATTACAGAAGGTCATGTCAGGCATTAGGTTTTGGTGGATTGACTCCAGGAAGAACAGTTAATGCAGAAGTTTTTGATTCAACTATTAACTCTTGGTCAACAACTGCCGCACTAAGTAAAGGAAGAGGATATGCTGGAGTTCAAGCAGGTAATAATCAGTCCGCCTACGCCGTAGGTGGATTTCATCCCGCACCAGATTTCGATGGGGCAAATGCAGGAACTTTAGAAGTAGAGTATTACGATGAACATCTTATCGGTACTGGTTCATTCGGAAGTGTTATTGCTGGACAATTTTGGGGTGATGGAACAGGTGTATCTGCTTCATTATTCAGCAAAATATTATCAGGCTCACTATCAAGTTCTGCTCAAATAGCAGACGATATTTCAGGTTCTTGGTCTAGTGGTATTGTAGCAAAAGGAGATATCATACCAGGTATTACCGATGGTGTTTGGTCAACTGCGAATTGTATACCCGGCCGAAGTACACCCAATGCTGCTGCTGGTGGATGTTTTAGAAGTAATACGATGTATGGCAGTGGTTACGCCCCCTCCCAACCCAAAGATACTTGGCTATACAATGATATAAGTTGGCGAGCTGCTGGAGAATTATTTAATCAGACTAATCCAACCTATAATGCAGAAATAGTTGGTGGTGAAACAAACTTTATGTTTCTTGGTGGAGACCAATCTTTAGATAGAAATCAAATTTACGATGGCAAAGCTTGGTATCAAAATTCTAATTTACCAAATCCTCATTCCGTAACTTTGGGTGTTGCGGGTGCGGGTGATCCGAAAGTTGAAACTCATATCACAGGTAAAAGTCCTGCTTGTAACGGTCTCCATCTAATATGGAATACATTAGCTTGGTCAGTAGGTCCAGGTTTATCAATGGAACAGACATCACATAATTCAGTCGGTGGTGGTTCAGCAGTTTTGAATTATGGTGGTATGAACCCCAGTGCTGGATGTGAAATAGTACAGCGGTGGGATGGTACAACTTGGGCTCACGGACAACCTATGAATGTAGGACAACGCTTTGGTGCTGGTTTCGGTTCAGGTGTCAATGATGCACTTATCAATACTAATTGTCATAATTTGTCACCTGCTCACAGTGGTACTCAGGTTTGGAATGGTACTAGTTGGAAAATTGGGAATGCTTCAACATTTAATAGGAAAATACCAACTAATTTTGGTGGTGGAAACGGAACGCATGGGCTTGCAACTGGAAATCAACCATCTCCAACATCATTTGAAGAATGGAATGTATATTATTGTAATGATGCTACAGGTTCATTTGGAGCAGTTCAGCCAAAATCAACCTTTAGAGTAACTAATTTTACAGCAACGGGATCAGTTTTTAGATTACCAATTTTCAATGAACATGATACAAGTGCACATTACTTTGTTTCAAGATCAAAACAACCAGGTGAGATGTGGTTTAACAAATCAAGAAATTCAATATTTTATACTTGGGAAAGTTCTAGTATTTCAACAAGTATGTGCGGAAGTTCAGGTGAAGGTGATCCAAACAATCAATACACTCAATCATTCAAAGTCTCAACTGTTATAACCTCACAAATATCTTCAAGTAGATATACGGGAAGTTGGGGTGAGATTGAACAAGAATACATTTAGAAAAAATAAAGATTTTATATTTATAGATACAACAATTAATTCGGAGGATTAAAATGGCTTATTATTATATTGTACCAACTGGCAAAAAAGGATTTATAACCCATGAAGATAATGAAAGAGCTCATGTTGCTAATTATCCTGGTGATATTTTCGTAACTGAAAATTCAGAATGGGCTACACGTGTCGGAGCGGTTGAAAAAACAAAGGCTGAAGCACAACAAATTAGTGACGATTGGATAGATGCTCATAATGCTGAACTTACAAGTAGTGCAATTTGGGATGCTGATACAATGGAGAGTAGTTCATATTCTGTTATACCATAAAAAAAATCGTATTTGGGTTATTTAATAGATAGTTATAATTAAATTAAGGAAAAAGTTATGAGTGACATGCAAAGAGATGAAAAGAATACCGATATCGCTGTAGCTGAAGATTTGAAGCCAATTCTAAATGTATTGGGTGAAGAAGATTCTAAGGCTATTGCTGTTCTAAGGGATGAATTAGTAGACAATTGGAAAAAGAAACAAATATTTCGTACTGAAACAGAGATGAGAATATCAGTATTGAATGATGCTAAGCATCCAACAGACGCCTCAAAGTATTGGCAATCTGTGCGTGAGATGGGTGCTATGTTTGATGCCTTAATGGGTCTTTCTTTTGATATGAGAAAAAATGCTGTAGTTGCGGAAAGGTTACAAAGAAAAATGATGAAGGCTGAGAGAAAAGGTGATGATTTAGGAATGAGGGAAATTCAGATAGACATAGATCAAAATTTGTGGGAGAAAGCCAATATGCGTTCTACGGCACATGATAGGGTACGTGAACTCAAACTTTGGTCTAAGATAAAAGATGAATTAGATAATGGTACTTTTGATAATGAAAATGTTGATGCTCATCAAGCAGTCTCCTATTCTCATATTCTAACTAATCGTGTAAAATCGTTAAGTGAACATTCTCAACCAGCAGAAGTTGTAAATGCTGCTGGGCCACTACAAACAGTTCAAAGGTTGATGACAAAAGATGGTAAATTAAAACAATTTGATGGTAAAGCACCAGAACTGCCAGTCAAAGAAAGAGAACCTCAGTTAACAGATGGCGAAGATAAAAATGAGTAAAAATGAAAAAAATTTTAGTAGCCGGTGGAGGACTATCAGGTTTTATTAGTGCTTTATATGTAAAAAAAGTTTTTACAAATGTAGAGGTTTCTTTGGTACATTCTTCTGATATAGGTATATTAGGAGCTGGTGAAGGAACCACACCACAGTTCAAAAAACTTCTTGATATACTCAAAATAGATAAAAGAGACTTTCTAAAGAAAACCAAAGGAACATTAAAACTTGGAATACAGTTTGATAATTGGAATGGTGATAAAGACTCTTACGTGCATGGATTTGGTGATACAGTTTTTAAACCTGAGTCTAAAGATAGAACCGAAGAGGAAAATAGACTTGCACTAATTCATTATGGTATATCTAAATCCATACATGTAGATAAATTATCTTGTTTAAAGTCTCTCATAGATAATTTTAAATCATCACTGTTTTTATCTAATCAAGAACAAAATATAACTACTGATTCATACATTGATGCTTTACACTTGGATGCTCATTTGTCAGCTGAATATTTAGAGAATATTGCTAAAAGTAGAGGTGTAAAAGTTATTGAAGATAAAATTTTAGACTTTGAATTAAATCAAGATGGTTTCATTACAAAAGTTATCGGTGATAGTGAAAACTATGATTGTGATTTCGTATTCGATTGTACAGGCTTCGCAAGAATGATTATTGGTAAAAAATATGAGACTGAGTGGGTATCCTATAAAAATCATTTAACATTAGATTCAGCATTTTCATTTCAATTACCGATAGATTCGGAAAAAATAAAACCTGCTACAATTGCCACCGCTATGAATTCGGGATGGATGTGGAAGATACCATTAACTTACAGATTTGGTTGTGGTTACATATATGACAGTAATTTTATAACTGAAGAGGAAGCTATAAAAGAAGTTGAACTTCACTTAGACACTCAGATAGAAATTGTGAATAGATTTAAATTTAATGCCGGTAGATATGAGAATAGCTGGGTGAAAAATTGTTGTGCTATAGGCTTGAGTTCAAATTTTACAGAGCCACTTGAAGCAACATCAATTTGGTTACAGTTTTTATCCTTATCTAAGTTGATGGAGTGTAACTTTTTTGATTTATGCAAAGACAAAAATATTGTTGATGATTATAATAACTATGTTGCTGACCTATCAGATTTGACTATGAACTTTCTTTATTTCCACTATATGACAAAAAGAAATGATACTCCATTTTGGAAAACTTACAGTGAGAGAACAACTATCCCAAAGCAATTGAAATCTCTAATTGATTTTTGGAATCAGAAAGCTCATACTCCGCATGATGAAGATATGTTGGGAGATGTTTTTGGGGTAGCATCGTATCTAATGGTTGGACATGGAAATAAGTTTTGGAACAAAAAATCATCAAAAGATTATTGTGATGTTAGAAATTTAGATAATGTAGAAAAGTTTGTATCAAATATTCCAAAAATAGAAAACTTTCTTTTAGAAAAGTCTATTACACACGAAGATTTTTTAAGGTATTTATAATGTTTATTTTTAGAAAAGAAAAGTCAATACCTGATGATTTATGTGATGCTTTTATAGAAACCTTTGAAACATGTCCAGAAAGTTATAGACATCGTGGTGTGGTTTCAAACAAAAAAGATGGAGTTTATCAAGATAAAGATGTAAAACTTTCTACCGATATTTCTTTTAATCCTTCTATGGAAACAGATTCATTTTGGGGGGATAAAATAAGCTACACAGTAAATACTTTATACGATGCTATGACGGAGTATAGAAGTAGATATCACGTTGCTTTCAATAATATTGATAAGTTCAAAGTAGGAAATCTTTTTAATATGCAAAAGTATGAACCAGGTGAAGCATACTACAAATATCATTGTGAAAGAGCTGGTATGAAACATTCCGATAGAATTTTAGTGTGGATGATTTATCTGAATAATGTTTATGATGGTGGGGAAACTGAATTTTTTTACTACCATCATTATGAACCTGCCAGAAAAGGAACATTACTGATATGGCCAACAGATTGGACTCACCTACATAGGGGTATATTAAGTAATACAGAAAATAAATATATATTGACAGGTTGGTACACTTTTTTAACTGAAGAGGAGAAAGAAAATGGAAAGGATTAGTGGACTTAGTTATGGAGTAAGACCGTGTAATTTTAATGACTTCTACTATTTCAGAAATGCACTATCGGATGAGATGATTGAAGAAATTCATAAAATGGTTTACGACAATAATTATGAATTTAAAAAGGGTGGAACTGGTTATGCTGAAGCTGGTGGTATAGATCAGGATAATTCTAATAACAGAGATATTGCTTACATTCCGTGGGTAGAACATTCAAATATGATTTACACATATTTGGAAAGTTGTGTAATTAAAGCAAATCAAGAAATATTTCAGTTTGATATTCAGTATGTAACCGACTTATTACATTACGTTATATATCCGACACCAAATCAGCCTGATACATTAGGACAGGTTAGGGAAACAGGTGGTCATTTGGACTGGCATATGGACATCGGTCAAGGTATGGTGAACAGAAGAAAATTAGCAACAACTGTTCAACTAAGTGACCCAAATGATTACGAAGGCGGTGATTTTCAAATATGGTATGGTGGAAGTGAAGGATTTATAACTTTACCAAGAGAAAAAGGTGATATACTTATATTCCCAAGTTTTTATTTACATAGAGTAACTCCAATAACAAAAGGTGAGAGAAGAGCACTTGTGTTTTGGACAGGAGGAGAACCATTTAGATGAGTTTAGAATTTATATCAAATGAACATATGTTGTTTCCAACACCACTCTGGCAAGTTCAGATTAAAGGTGTGGATAATGATGCGATCAAAAAATATGTTTACCATTTAAGGGATACTACAGAGGGAGTTGTTATATCTAATAGAGGTGGATGGCATTCAAAAGATATTTTGGAGCCAATTCCTGAAGCTTTGGAAAATTTATTTAGTAATTTCCAATCATTCGTAAATCAGTATTGTGCACAAATAACAGGTTTGAATCAATTAAAGATTGGAAATTTTTGGTTTAATATTAATTCGAAATACGATTACAATAGAACACACGATCATCAAAATAGTATTTTATCTGCTGTGTATTACATTGATGCTATAGGAGATAATATTGGTTCGTTTGTCGCTGAAAGAGATGATTCAGCAGAGTTTTTTCTTGGCACTTATAAAAATATAACTCCATTCACATCTACAAGTTTTTCAATTACTCCATTAACAGGATTTGCTTTCATAATGCCGTCTTGGGTTTTACATTCTGTTGAACAGAACTTTGAGGATAGGGATAGAATTTCATTAGCTGTCAATTTTATAAGACATGACATTGAGGAAAACCCTTATGTCTAATAATTCAGATGCAAATATTTTTCAAATGTTTTCAACACCATTATATGTAAGTAACTACAAAGGTGATATGACAGAAATAAATAATTATTTACACAGCATTGAGTTGCATGAACATAATCCAGGTTATGGTATGATTTCAAAAGATAGTTATCTTATAGACAATCTGATTTGTAAACCATTAGCAGATTTTATACATAAATCTATGACAGACTTTGCTATTAACTGTATGGCACTAAATGAGGAAATCTTTTTTTCTCAAAGTTGGATAAGCGGTAAAGCTCAAGGTGCTTCACATAAAGCACATTCTCATCCCAACACAATCATCGCATCTGTATTTTACTTTGATGCCGAAGAAGGAGATTCCCCAATATGCTTTAGTAAAGAAGCCAGGTCTTTAAATAGAAGTTACATAGAGCCAAGTCTAAGAGATGACTACCAACAAAACATTTTTGCTCAAGATGAAATATATTACTATCCTAAGAGAAATGATTTAATAATATTTCCATCTTGGTTAATGCACGGTGTTCCCCCAAATCAAAAACCAAAAATTAGAAAAGTCTTAGGAGTGAATGCTATGACAAAGGGAAAGTTAGGAGATCGTGAAACAATAAGCGAATTGGATTACAAAAGATATGTATGAGTTAAAAAGAGAGGGAGACACCGATACAACGGTGTTGGGTTTATTTCCAACACCACTGTATACCACAATAATACCAAATGAATTTTCCGTTGCTGCTAATTTTTTTGATAATTTAGAGCATGAAACTAATAAAGGTGGAAAGGAAATAGATTACGGAACACATTCAAAGAATACTTATGTGATGCATGAACCAGAGTGTAAGGATTTAGCAGATTGGATTTTAGTTAGAGTAAAAGATTTTGCTGAGAGTGTCTTACGATATGATTATGAGGATTATACCTTTTCACAGACATGGGTGACTTTTAAAGAACCAGGACAATCACATATTGCACATAGTCATCCAAATTCACTTATATCAGCAGTTTTTTTCTATGGATATGGCACTGATGAAACACCAGCTATAACATTTCACAAAATGAGTGGCATGCATTCAATGCCTAATCTTCAAGCAAAAGTAAAATCTGATAGAACGGATGCCGAATTTAGCTGGGATACATTTAATATTAGTTTTCAACCTGGTCTTTTAATAATATTCCCATCTCACTTTTATCACTCTGTGCCAAAAAACACCACAGATTTTACGCGAAAAAGTTTATCTATGAACATAGTTCCAAAAGGTAAGCTCGGAGACCCAAACAGTTTAACAGAACTATGGTTTGAAAAGGTAATTTAAATGGAAAAATATTTTGTTTGGCACATCCAAGGTGGATTAGGTAAAAATGTTGCCGCAACATCACTTTGTGAAGATATAAAAAGAACCAATCCTGATAGAAAGCTGATCATGGTTGTTAGTTGGCCTGAAGTGTTTCTAAATCATCCTAATATTGATAGGGTTTACAACATCGGACAAACTCCACACTTTTATGATAATTATATTCATAACAAAGACACTATGATTTACAGACATGAACCATATAATCAGAGTGGACACATCCATAGAAAGACACATTTGATAGAAAATTGGTGTCATCTACTTAATCTACAATATAGAGAACAGACTCCTAAAGTAATTATCAATTATGCTCAACAACAACTAGTGGGTATGTGGAACAGAGAAAAACCTACAATGGTACTACATACAAATGGTGGGCCAATTGGTAATCAAAAATATCCCTACAATTGGTGTCGTGATTTACCACCCGAATTAGCTCAAGCAATTGTTGACAAATTTCACAAAGAGTATCATATATTTCAAATTTGTCGCACAGATTCGGTGACTTTAGATAATGTTGAACGAATAGACCAACAGTTGAGTAATTTAGAGTTGTTTTCTTTACTAGCTAGTTCTAAGAAAAGAGTTTTGATTGATAGTTGTCTACAACATGCAGCGACTGCTTTTGGATTACAATCAACTGTTGTATGGGTAGGAACATCACCAATGGTTTTTGGTTACAAACTACATAAAAATGTAGTTGCTAAAGTTCCGAATAAAAAGAACCAGTTGATAGGTTCATATTTATTTGACTATCAGTTTGAAAATAACATTCATGAATGTCCTTATATAAATGTAAATGAAATGTTTGATGTTAATCAATTACTAAGAGAATTATAATGAAACAAAAGTTATTTTTTCAATCATCGTTACCAAGGGCTGGCTCAACTTTATTACAGAATATAGTTGCACACAATCCTGATTTTTATTCATCACCTACTTCAGGCTTAGTGGACTTAATGTTAGGTACTAGAATAGGATATAATGAAAATCCAGAGTCAAAAGCAGCTTCATCAGAAGAATGGAAAGCTGGATTCTTAGGATATTGTAGAGCTGGATTTGACGGTTATATGAAAGCATTGACAGACAAGCCATATTTCTTCGATAAAAGTAGGGCTTGGGGGCCTTACTACTCTTTGGTAGAGATGATTGTACCTAATCCTAAAGTGGTGTATATGGTAAGAGATTTTAGAGCAATTTACTCTTCAATGGAAAAATTATTCAGAAAAAATCCTGATGTCGACCCAAAAATTTTGAATAATATCGATATGACTGGCATTACAACCGATCAAAGAGTTACGCACTGGGCTAATACTCATCCAGTTGGGTTTACAATTACTAAATTACATCAATGTCTATTGGATGGTACTGCAAAAAACTTTTTATTTTTCAAATATGAAGAATTTTGTCAATCGCCAGATGAGCATATGAAAAAAATGTATGAATTCTTTGAATTACCTTATTATCAACATAATTGGGATAATATAGAACAAATCACACACGAAAATGATGCGGTGCATGGAATATTCGGAGACCATAAGATAAGAAATAAATTAGAAGCACAAAAAGAAGATTTTTATGAAATTTTAGGAAATTATACCTGTGATAGAATAAAAAATGAGTATAAATGGTTTTATGATTACTTTAATTATCAATAAAATACATTTTCAGATATTTAATAAATATATATAATTAACAACGGAGTTATAAAATGGCAAAAGAAATAAAATTTACTGATGAAGAATTAAAATCACTTTCTGATTTAGCGCAAGGGTATCAGACAACACAAGCAGCTTTCGGACAACTAAGAGTTCAAAAAATACTTTTGTCTCAACAAAAAGATGCTTTAGAAGAGGCTGAAGTTAAGCTTGAATCAGATTATATTGAACTTCAACAGAACGAACAAAAAATAGTGAAAGGTTTAAACGATAAATATGGACCTGGTCAACTAGACCCACAAACTGGAGTCTTTACACCAACAGAAATAGTTCAAGAAAAAGCTGAAGAAAGTTAAATAAATTCCTACCTCAGTGTATTTTGAAAATTTTCTTTATATTTATATATAATCGATAATTATTTAATTTAGGAGAAAAAAAATGGCAGAAAGAATCGTCAGTCCTGGCGTCTTTACGAGAGAAAGGGATTTATCTTTCTTACCAGTTGGCATCGGTGAAATCGGTGCAGCAATAATAGGACCAACACTCAAAGGTCCTTCTTTTGTACCAACTGTAGTAAGAAATTTTCAAGAATTTGAGAATACCTTTGGAGGGTATTCCGAAGATTATTACACTTCATTCACAGTAAGAGAGTATTTAAGATCCGCTGGGTCTGTTACTATAGTTAAAGTTGGACACATAGGTGGTTATACTGCTGGAACTGTAAACCTAGTGGTTAGTGGTGCTAATGCAACAGCCGCCGCAGCTAGTTTTCCAAATACTGTGGTTGCTACATTTGCTCCTTCAGCTTTGAACAGTAGTGGACTTGGTTCCATAAGTGGTTCATTGGGTGGTAGTGTAATTGCTAATTCATTTACATTAAACTTAGCAGGAACTAATGCTACCGCTAGTCTAACAGAACAATCTATTTTAGAGGCTGGTGTAGGTGCATTATTTTCAGACGCAGTTGGTTCTGAACCATTACAGCCATCTATCGGTGCTACAGCAGCGCCTGCTTACACATATAAACATTTTAAATCAGCTATCAGTTCTTCAAAAGCTAACGGATATGTGGTTGGTGCAAGTTCAACATTAAGTCTTGAAACACATGCTTCAGGTCTCGACTTCGGTGGTGGAACGACTACTGTTAATGAAACAACTTATGAGACAACTATAACTGGTAATAAAGATGCACAAGCTGCTCGTACACCTTACATTCAATCGCAAAAGGTTGGTGGTAGTGTTACAAACCTGTTTAGAGTTTATCAAAGAGTAGATGGTGCGGCATCAAACTTTTACTATGTAGTAATTGGTGATGTAAAAAGACCACAAAATTCAAACTCAAGTGCGGATTTTGCTCAGTTTTCATTATCGGTATATAATTCTGCGGGTAATTTAGAAGAAGGGCCTTACACCAATTTGAACTTAGACCCAGCATCACCTAACTTTGTTGCTAAGGTGATTGGAGATCAGTTTCAAACTGTAACATCCGCTGGTGAAGTTGTTACTCACGGTGAGTATGCTAATAGGTCGGAAAGAATCCGTATAGGTGATTTTGATGAGAAAACATTTACTGGCGCACCAGCACTACAACCTATGGGTTTTGCTGCTGTACTAGAACCTATTGTTGCTACAGCATCTGTGCCTACTGGCTCTTTCAATCATGAACAAATATCAACAACTCTTCCTAATGCTTATAATGAAGACATACCTTATGGGTGGAAAATCAGTAGAGCTTACTTTGTGGATGAGGAGTTGGATACTAATTATCAATATCATTCAGCTATTCCAAATGGCGTGGACAATGGTAATAATGTGGCATTCTCATTAGAGGATATGCAGGGATTTGGTACAGATAGTTCACTTGAAGCTACAAAATTCACTAATTTTGTAACCAGAGGAGCGGATGCTTCCTCTCCAAATGGTGCAACATTAACAATATCCGCATCTGCACAACAGTTAAAATTTGCTGTTCCGTTTCAACAAGGATTTGATGGTGTTAATCCTTCTATAGAACCGAAAACTGGTGGAGATATCAGTGCTAGTAACATAATGGGATTTGATTGCTCTTCAACTACTGCGAGTGGTTCTGTTGCTTACAAAAGAGCTATTGATACCGTAAGTAATCCTGATGAGATTGACATTAATATGTTAGTAACTCCTGGTGTTATTCATAGTTTACATCCTGTAGTGACTAATCATGCGATGGATAAAGTAGAGTCTCGTGCTGATTGCTTCTATGTGATGGACTCAGCAGCTTGGGGTGATAATGTTTCAACAGCAGTTGATAATGTCGCAACATTAGATACTAATTATGTAGCAACTTACTATCCTTGGGTAAAGATAGATAATCCTGACACTGGTAAAGGACTGTGGGTTCCACCTTCAGTAGTGATACCTGGTGTGATTGCTTTTACAGATAGTGTGGCACATGAATGGTTTGCACCTGCTGGATTGAATCGTGGTGGATTAAGTTCTGTAAGGATAGCTAAGAAAAAGCTAACTCATACAGACAGAGATACATTGTACGAAGCTCGTGTAAATCCGATTGCGACATTTCCTGGTCAAGGGGTTGTTGTGTTTGGACAAAAAACATTACAAGCTAGACCATCTGCTTTAGACAGAATCAATGTAAGAAGACTACTTATCAGATTGAAGAAGTTTATTGCTTCCTCAAGCAGATTCTTAGTATTTGAACAAAATGATTCATCTACAAGAAGCAGATTCTTAAATATTGTAAATCCGTTCTTAGAATCAGTACAGTCCAACAGTGGACTAAGTGCTTTTAGAGTTGTGATGGATGACTCCAACAATACACCTGATGTCATTGATAGAAATCAGTTGGTTGGACAAATATTCATACAACCTACTAGAACTGCTGAGTTCATTGTATTGGACTTTACAGTATTACCTACGGGTGCTGCATTTCCTGAGTAATCAGAGAGTGTAAAGATTAAAGGGGAGTAATTATGCTCCCCTTTTTTTTATTTGTAAAAACTATGAAAAAACTATGAAATATTTGGTGTATCTTTTGTATCGATTTTTCGTTTTGTTTATATTTATATATGAGAATTAAAATATTAATAGGAGAACTGAAATGCCAGATTTAATAGATCCTTCAGAAATTATGTTCACTCCGTTTGAACCAAAAACGAAGAATCGTTTTATTATGTATGTTGAAGGAATACCCGCATATCTGATAAGAGCAGTCGCTAGACCACAAATTACATTCGAAGAAATTGTTTTAGACCATATCAATGTTAAAAGATATGTAAAAGGAAAGGGTGAATGGCAACCACTACAGATTACTTTGTATGACCCAATCGTTCCATCTGGCGCACAAGCAGTAATGGAATGGGTTCGTTTACATAAAGAGTCTGTTACTGGTAGAGATGGATATTCAGACTTCTATAAAAAAGATGTTACATTTAATGTCTTAGGTCCTGTTGGAGACAAAGTTGAAGAGTGGACACTAAAAGGTTCTTACATTCAGGATGCCAACTTCGGTGAAATGAGTTGGGATTCAAATGAGCCTGCTGACATTACATTGACATTACGTTACGATTACGCAATCCTACAATTCTAAGGAGTTTATATGAGTTTTTTAACAGAAATGTTATCAAGCGATGCCAAAATATCGTCTAAGAGAACAGTTGGTTTCGCAGCATTTTTTATGTTAATATGTAGTTGGGGTGCTGATACCTTTACTACATTTGAGGTTAAAGATAAGATACTTGAGTGTTTTATGTACATCTCAGTAGTTGGACTTGGAGTTACAGCTGCAGAAAAATTTGGTAAAAAATAGTTATAGTTCGAATTAATTAATAGGAGTCAATTATGGCAGAAGTAAAGTTCCCTACGGAAGTAGTGGATCTGCCGTCAAAGGGTTTACTTTATCCAAAAGACAACCCTCTATCTTCAGGACAAGTAGAAGTAAAGTACATGACGGCTCGAGAAGAGGATATTCTCACATCCGCTAATTTAATAAAAAAAGGTTTAGTTGTTGAAAAACTTTTAGAATCTTTGATTGTTGATAAATCAGTAAAAGTAGATGATTTGTTAATAGGAGATAAGAATGCTATACTAATAGCTGCTCGAATACTGGCATATGGAAAAGAATATGAAGTAGAGATAGGTGGACAAAAAGTGATAGTGGATTTGACTACACTTAAAGATAAATTTTTAGATGAGTCTTTGATATCAGAGGGAGCAAATGAATTTGAGTTCGAATTACCTGCTACAAAGAGAAAGTTGACTTTTAGACTATTAACATCAGGTGATGAAAAGATAATAGACAAAGAAGTTCAAGGATATATGAAAGTTGGTGATGGTATCGGTTATGAATTAACCACAAGATTAAAACATCAAATAGTTTCCATAGATGGTGATGCGAAAAGAGCTAGTGTCAATGGTTTCGTAGAAAACGAATTCTTATCAAGAGACTCTATTGCATTCAGACAATATTCCAATCAAATAACACCCGATGTCGATATGACATCAACATATACAGATCCTGATGGTGATGAAAAGGAGTTTGTGGTCCCGATGACCGTTCAGTTTCTTTGGCCTTCCGCTAAGTTATAAAACAGAAATACAAGAACAAATATTCCAAATAGCTTTTAATTCTCAGGGCATGTTATCCTTTACAGAAGTGTATAACATGCCTATTTACTTACGAAGATTTTACTTCAAAAGACTTCAGAAGCACTATAAACAGCAATCAGAAGAGATTGAAAAAGCAAAACAATCAAAAAAATCAACTCATCCTAATTTCAAAAAATAAGATAATCTGATATTTATTATTGAATCAATCCACACAAAAATCACACGGAGATTATTATGGCTGATAAACAAGGCATGGTATATAAATTCTTTCAGAAATGGAAAGAAAAACGACTCAATAAATTCGCAAAGGATATGTTAAAAGACAATCCGAGTTTAGAAAAAGATTTAAGACAAATGGATAACAATATGCAACAGTTACTCGCAAAACTTAAAAAACAAGGAAGTAGAAGATAGCGATGGCTGATGAACAAAACAGATTAAACCTTTTAAAACAGCAAACCGAAGAGTTAGAAAAACAACAGTCAATTAAAAAAACTCTTTTAGAAAATGATGCAAGGTTTGGTAAGCCTACTTTGGAAGCTATAGAAAAGCTGACTAGTCAAATTAAAGAAAATGAAGCAGAAATCACTAGATTAGTAAATGCACGAAATTTATCAAATGATCTTAGTTTAGAAAAAGAAATTGATAAATTAAAAAATTCTGCTTTGAATGCTTTGAATGACCAAATCGGACTTACAGCTACACTAGATGTTTTACAAGATAATCTCGTTAATGGTTCTGAAGAAGAAGTAAAAAATGCAACAAGATTTGCTCAGATACTAAATGGAATAAGTGATGGCACGCAAGACTTAGAGTCTATTCTGAATATTATAGTAAATGAAGATTTAGGACAATTTAACAAAGGATTAGATGATATTGCGACAGTGCTTGAAAACGCAAAAAACGAAGGTGAAGACCTAAGTCAAAAAATAAAAATTAAACAAGATTCCATAGATTCTGCAGAAGCATTTGCAAATAAGGTAAAGGAATTTACCGATCTATTGTCGAGTCCAACCGCGCTCGGAACAGCAACTTTAGCAGTAGTAGGTAGTTTACTAAAGGATCTCGCCGATACTGCTTTAGAAGTCAGACAAGAATTTGGAACATCTGCAGGTGAATCATTAAAAATAGCAGGTAATCTTAAAATTGCTGGTATTCAAGCAAAGTTACTTGGTGGAAGTGCGACAGAAGCTGAAGCAGCCGCAAAAGGTTTGGTGCAAGAGTTTGGAAGCTTAGATGTTCTTACAGCCTCAACTGCTAGTGGCGTGGCTTCGTTAACTGCTAGATTTGGTATCGGTGGTGCTAATGCCGCGAAATTACTTAAACAATTATCAGCAATTAACGGTGAGAGTATAGAGACTAATATCAATACATTAGAAACTGTTGGTAATTTAGCTGAAGCCAATAGAGTCGCACCAGCATTAGTGTTAAATGATTTAGCTGAAAGCACTGAGACATTTGCTAAATTTGCCAGTGATGGTGGTGATGAATTAGCTAGAGCAGCTATTGAAGCTAGAAAATTAGGTTTGAATTTAGGAACGGTAGATAAAATAGCAGAATCATTACTAGACTTTGAAAGTTCAATTGAAGCCCAATTAGAAGCTCAGGTTTTGTTAGGTAGGTCACTCAATTTAGATAGAGCCAGACAATTAGCACTTTCAGGTGATTTAGAAGGAGTATTAGCTGAGGTAAAGAATCAAGTCGGTGGTGCTGCAGAGTTTGCTAAGTTAGATGTTATACAAAGAAAGGCTTTAGCAGCTGCTGTAGGGTTAGAAGTAAGTGAATTATCAAAACTAGCAGCTGGCGAAGACACAGTAAAACAGGCTACAGAAGAAAGAAATAAACTTTTGATGAGAAATATGGCTATCGGTGCTGCTGCGGGTGCAGCTTTAATAGCAACTGCTATGGCTTTGAAAGCCATAGTTACAGGTGGAACTAGTATTATAAAAGACGCTTTTGCGGCTAGTAGAGGTGCCGCGGCAGGAATTGCCGTAGGTGGTTTTATTGGCGGTGCGGCAGGTGCTTTGGCTACAGCCGCACCCGAATTAGAAACCGGCGGTGAAGTGACGGAAACAGGTATGGCAAAGGTTCACAAAGGAGAGGTTTTCTCAGGCACTAAGAACGAAATGGGATTTGGTGGTGCCGATATGACAGAAACTAACGGACTTTTAAGTAAGATTGCCGAAAATAACGTAGATTTTACAGAAACTAATAAAATTCTAAAACAAAACAACACAGAAATGAAATTATTAAGAGAACAGAATGAGTTTTTGATGAATAAATTCATAAGAGGTCAGGAAAGTTTAAGTTTAAGTAATACTTAGGAGATAATAGTGGCATTAAAAGATTTAGCATCAGATTTATCAGCGTATAAAGGACAAACCACACCTACTGCTATAGACAGTCAGATAAAAGAAGGTGTTGACTTTTTTCCTAACGATGATGCAAGCGGATTCACTCCTAAAACAAACTTAGAGTCTCTATATAATCAGGTTAGGGAAGGAAATGTTGTATCGCCAAGAACACATGATGGTACATACTATGCTAATTTAAATCCTATTGAGGGTAGAAAATCAGGATATGAATTAAATCCTGTAACATATGGATTTAGCAGAAGAGGACCAAATCCACCTAGTGAGGCTCACAATGATGGTATATTTTATCCACCATTCGGAGCTTCAGGTTTAAATCAATTGTTCGAGCAAACAACTCTTTACAATATTAATCAACCAGGAGATGAAGAAGCACCATTTACAATTACAAATCAACCTGCTGGAAATGCTTACAACTCACCATTTCAACCATTACCACCATATAACTTTTTAAATTCACCAATAGCAAATGTCGTAAGTATGTTCAATGAAGACCCATTCTCAGTAACATATGGTACAAAGAGTAATCCAATCAGAGGTGATAAAGAATTTAATAATAGAACTTACTACCATAGTGGAAGACAGCCTGCTGGTTTAAACAGAGATTTTCCTTTCATACCTAACGCCCATAAAATTGCTGTGGTAAATACAGACGCAAATAAAACTTTTGATGTAACTACAATGGATGATATGGTGTATGGTGGATATAATTTACCAACACAGAATAGTAGCGCTGGTAGTGCTACAATAGACATAATTCATGATAAAAGAAGAGGTGTGTATAACGAAATGGTAAACACATTTTTTGAACATCAACCATTTCCACCTTTTCAAGAACCAAATGTTAGTTACACAAATCAAAGATACTTTAGTGAAAACAATGGTAAGTCAATTCATATATCACCAGCTGGACAATTAAAAGCTGGATTTCGATATGGTGCGTATCAAACGGCACCTGCAGGTAACACAAGCGAACAATTTGTAAATTTTAATCCAGGTAATGAATTAACTGATGTAAGTTCAGCACCTCATACTACTGAGGTTACACTGGGAGATAGGCTTTCTGTTTATGATAACTACTCAACTAATGCCATTCCAACAAAAATGGTTCTTGATGGCGATAATATTCTCACACCATGGCCAGATAGAGCCAGTACAAATTTACTAAGTGCTTTTCCTTCTACAGATGATAATCCTTATGATATTGGTACTGTAATCACAAGCAACATAAGCGATTTTTTTGATAAAAAATCTGGTGTGGAAAAAGACGGATATGATGATTTATTTGAGTTTAAAAAAGGACAATTTCAAAATGTGCCTGATGGTTTAAGCACAAACAATAAGTTTGGATTTAAATCCTATAGATCCGTTGCTAATTCAGGCCCTTTTGCCGGAAATGATAGACATCCATTTATACTGAGAGAAGTTGGAAATAATTGGGGAATCGATATATTCGAAGCTGGTTCCATCGGAGAAATAATCGGTGGAATGATTACATCAGGCGCACCTGGTCTTACTGGTTTGATCGATAGAAATGTTACAGATAAAGTGAGAATAGCAAAATTTTTAATATCCCCACAGGGTGTGAGTTTTGCGCTTAAACAAGTAGCAATGCAGACTTTGAATCCAACAATTGAATCTAAGATTTGGAATCCACTTTCTCTCTTTGGTGTTGTTGGTATGTCAGATTTTGCTGATTCGATAGACAGTATTGTGCGAGGACCAAGGGGTTTCGATGATATCCTAACAAGTCTTAAAGGTATGGTTAAAGCAGCTGCGAGTATTGCATTTCCCATTGGACACGTTGAAAGACACTTAGGTGGTGGGCATGTTACAGATAGATACGAGAATGTAATAAAGAAAAATGTTCCTTTAGGTTCACCGATAACGAAAGTAATTAAGGGGAATGACGCGAGACGGGAAAATTATGGTAGATTGGCGGCAGCTGCTGTCACCTTTGGTATGACACCTAAAGAAATCGATGTACCAAAATCAGATACAGGTATTGGATTTTTAGACAATTATATAGATAAAAAAGTAGAAAAAGCAAAAGATAGTTTATCAGATGCACAGCTGGTTCCGACTTTTACTATGATGAATCCAAACAAATATTTATTTCCAATCTCATCTGCTCCAAAATCTATTGAAGAGGGTGTTCCATCATTTACAGGCACAGCGGATTTAGCTCTTACTGATATAAAGAAGGCACAAAAAGGTGGTGATTCGCGAATGTCTGAAGACGGTATAACCAGAGGTGGTACTTTTAATAAACACAGCAGTCAGCAACAAGGTGATGAATTAATAAAAAGACACTCTACACTCGCTTACAACAAATTAAACAAATCAAGTGCATATGAAGATAATTTAAGAGATGTAAGTTTATTGAGTAGGAATGAAAGTAGCGATATTGATAATACAATAATTGTAAAACGTGGTTTAGATAAAAAAATCAATGATGGTATTGGAGCATATGATAGCGCAACTGTGAATGATGGCAAGGTTCTATCAAGCCATATCGGTGTCATCAAAGGTGATGAATCAAGTCCAAATGTAGATAAAATAAATATGATTCCAATAGTTGATGGCGATGGAACAGAAGGAGAGGGAAGATCTGGTATCATAATGGATAATCCTGATTTTATTAAATTTAGGTTCAGAGATATTATTAATAAGAAATTTTTAGTTTTTAGAGCAATATTAGATGGTATATCTGATACTGTTACGCCAGAGTATAATCCACTAGAGTATATCGGAAGACCTGATAAACTCTACACCTACAAAGGGGTTGAAAGAGATATATCATTTAATTTCAAAGTATATCCTAAGACTAAACAAGAACTACCTGTTCTGATGGAAAAGATGAATTATTTAATCGGTATGTGTTACCCATCTTACACAGATAACGAAAGAATGATTGCTCCTTACATGGAACTCACATTAGGTGATATGTTTGTTGACGCGCCTGGTATTTTAACAGGCTTAACCGTCAATGTTGAAGAAGCCTCGACTTGGGAAATAGATGAAGGATTACAATACCCACACTTTATAAGTGCCCAATGCACATTTAAATACATCGGAAGGTATACACCTGTGGCGCTTGGAAAATTTTATGATTTGTTCTGGCTAAGTGATAATAGACAAACTAATGCTGATGGTTCTAAAGGAAAGCCTGTCGGAACTTATGCGGAAAATCCAGCAATAAAAAGCAAGAATAATGCCATACAAAATAGCTCTAATGTTCCCAATAGGTTGGATAAATACAGATGGATTAATAGATTGACTGGCAATACCATGCAAGATGGTAGACCAGTAAAACAAGAATCTGCAGCCAACGGAGCAGGTTAAGGATAAGTTATGTCTAGATACAAAAATACAACGGTAAAAAAAGATAAAGATGGTAAAAACTATTACTCTGCAACAATAATCAGAGGTATACCACTAAGTGATGGAGACTTATTTGTTTTTCCTGTAGATGGAGACAGATTTGATACTCTTGCTCAAAGATATTACAACGACTCAAATCTTTGGTGGATAATAGCAAAAGCTAATAATATGATTGACGGAACTATGGGTTTAGATCCTGAAAAAAGAGTAAGAGTACCTATAGATATAGAAAAAATAATACAATCGGTTTAAAATGATAATAAGAAATATAAGTAATCCAATTCAAGAAACATTGAAAGCTAGAGAGCGAGCTTTAGCCAGAAAAACCGCCACTCCAAATGAATCAACTGAAGAAGGAACATTACACTATGGTGACTTAGCTACACGTTCAACATTTGTCACTATGGCTTCAGCAAACGGATTGGGAAGCGACAGAAGAATAATACAAGGTGGAGAGCTAAGTGGGAGAGAAGACATTAGTAGTAGATTTGGTTTCGATTTTGACGGTATTCGTGGTGCCTATTTAGATGGGGGAATGGGTGCTTCAGGCGAAGGTTACAGACCAATAAGTGGAATTAGTAATATTTCTGTAGTTTATAAAGGTGGTTACAAAGCAATAAGAGAGGCAACAGTCAGTTGGGCAGTAAGTTCATTTGCAGATTTAGATGACTTAACTCCCGCCTTTCTTACTATTGGTAAATCAGTTCTTTTAGAATGGGGCTGGGTGTTTTCTAATCCAAAAATTAATAGAATGATATCGGAAAATAGTTTTATAGTTAGGGATGCTGGTACTTTTACATTTCATCCAGATGTTTTTCAAGACCCACAATCAAGAATCGAAGCCGCAGGTGGGAATTTTGACGTGTTGTTTGGAACAGTTTCTAATTTTGATTATCAACTAAATGACAGCGGTGGATTTAATTGTACAACTAAAATAGTGAGCACTGGAGTTAATATGTTTAACTCTCAGAATAATCAGGCTAATACACCAGAAATTCAAACTGTAAAGTTGACTAAAGAGCAAAGAATTGAAAATGAAAGCAAAGCCAATATGGATGGATTGGTTTCAAGTATATTGAATTTAGAAAAAATATTTTTCCTTAAAGTCGCGGGTTTGTCAGGAAATGTATTCGGTTGGGATGGTAGCAACCCTTTTGGCACAATGAGTAAAGGTGTTACGATAGATTGGGTTGATGGTTTCTTATTCGATGAAAATTTTGAAGGTTCATCTTTTAGCAAAGAAATAGAACCACTAACAGCTGGTCGTGGGTTTACTAAAAGCTTCATTTGTTACATAGGTAAGGAAAAAGAAATAGCATTTTCACATTTGGATTACACAGCCTTAGATGGTGTAGATTATGCGAGTGATGACTTTTTTGTAAGCTTTGGTTGGCTAGAAGATAATCTATTTACAAGATATCTTTCATATGCAAACTCTCCCGGTGGAGAGATACTTAACACCTTCAGATCAGTAGAGCCGGAAAGGGATGGAAATGGGAAACCCATATTGAATTACGGTAAAACCACAGATGGGTTCGAAATAAATTTAGGTGCGGATGGTAATTATTATTATTTTGATAAAGATGGAAAAAAACAAAATTTAGAACAAGCACCAACTCCAACTGATGACCCAACTATAACAAAATATAAAAATAGGTCAGTTCTTATCAGAAGTCATCCGAAACTTTTACCGATAGACCCTTTGCGATTCTTTTTACCTGGACAAAACATACCTGCTATATCAGTGGCGATTAGTGATGTAGTTGGCGCAGAAAAATCGGATATGATAAGAAATCATTTCAAAATATTATTCAACATTAATTCAACACCAGATAAAGAGTTTTTAGATTTAAGATATGAAGACGCACAATATGGTAGACTCAGAAGGGTGATGATTAACACCAAAGAAATAAAAAGGGCTTTTGGTATTGATATTGGTAAGACATTTAACGCGTATGGTAAACATATCTTTAAAGACTCAGAGGTTAAGCCACCAAAAAGTATGCAAGAAGGTATCAAAAGACTTTTGGTAAACCTAAGTGCTAATTTTCATAACTTTTGGAATTTCGAAATAGTGGCAGATACAATCAACACTACTAATATGAAAGTCGTTGACACAAATTCAACACCAGAATTCGACCAAAAATTATATTCTGAATTCAAAGAAAACTCACATATTATACAGAAAAGAGGGGTTTTTAAGTTTCCGGCATACACACTCGGTAGTATAGTTAAAAGTCAAGAATTAGCTTTCAAAATACCTGATTCACAGGCTATTAGTGCTATGTATGGTTCTAATCAAAACAGAGATGGTGGGATTGTTTTAGACACTTCAAATGAAAACAGTATACTGCAAGCAGTTTTTGCCAATGATACAACATCTGGATATCAAGATACAAGATTTCAAAATATGGAGAAGGCTCATAAATTAGTATCAGAAGGTGGACACAAAATCGGTGCGAAAACCATATCCGATAAAATAACATTTGAGGGTTCTGTAGAGATAAATGCAGGTGGTAACTGGTGGTCTTCATTTAGCAATCTTTTGAATACCGGTGAGCCACTGACTGGTGTGGTTGGCGAGGCAACAGGTTTGTCACAAGCTCAGGTCGAAGCAATGACCGAAGGAATCTACAAAAATGCAGAAATAAAAGCCGAAAATGATAAATTTAATTTTAGTAAAAGTTTGAGCGAATTGCTGAAAGCTGAAGACTCTGATAACCAAAATAAAATAGATAAATTAGAAGAGGAAATTCAAGCTATCAGAGATAATGATGAGAATTACGAAGGTGGATTTTTCTTTGGAATTGGTGCAAGACTGACAAGAATAGCTCAAATTCGTATAAGTGATAAAAATAAAAGTATAAACAAATTAAGAAAAGGTGATTTAGGAAAGTTTTATATCCTTAAACCAGCAACTAATGGAACTGATAATGTTGAGGGCAGTGGATTTCAAATCAGTCTTTTCACCGCTGGTGTCTCTATAGTAAAATCTCATTTATATAGTTTTGATAAAGACTCAGCTGTTTATCAATCAAATTATTTAATACCCGCTGAACTTAGCCTCACTATAGATGGTGTCGGTGGTGTGTTGCCTGGTGAAATCATACAAACAGACTATATCCAAGCAAAATATAATACACCTATCAAAAACGAAGATAGATTTATAGGGCCATTTGCGTACTTTCAAATTTTCGGAATAGAACAAAAGTTGGATGCCAGTAGTTGGGATACAAGTATCACAACAAAGATGAGGGTGAATAACAATGTATTGGAAATGGATGCTGGGGATGTGATTAGAATCATAGATGAAACCAAACAAGCAAACCTCGCACCTGTCGAAGCAATAGAGGCTGAGGGTGAAGCTCAGATACCCGGACAATTCAATACGAGGACTGGTGGTAGATATGGTGCTGAAGGCAACTTCGATCCAGAAATAGGAATTACAAATAACCCAAATGTCGTTTTCGACCCTACTAATAAGACACCAGAACAACGAGCTGCAGAAAGACAGACTTTAAGACAAAGTACAGTTAAATTTGGTGTTGAGGGTACGAAGACTTCCACATATGATATATTGAGACTGACTCCAAGTTTTGAATTAGTGAGACCACCATCACCTCCTTTTGAAGATGAAAATAGATTTATAGAAACCACTAAAGCTATTAACAGTATCGCTGAGGAAGACGAAAAAAATGCACTTGAAGCAGGTTTGTTTGACGATGTTCCAATTATAGATTTTACACCACCAGATGAAGAATTAGAACCTACTGTACCAAACCGATACCTACGTGCTGAAGAAGAGGAAACCAAAAGACAAATGGAAAAACTTCAGATAAAAAAAGGCACGATTATAGATAAGGGAACTGTTGAAAAGATTATTGATGAACAGGCTGGTGATGAAAAAGTTTCCCTAACACCTGTTGTAAGCCAGGCAGTGCCAGATGTTAAGGTAGAAACGAAAAATCTAGAAGAATCATCGAATGAATCAGACAATTCAGACGAAAAGTCCTCAGAACCCAAAGTCGTTGTCAATAAGGAATTAGAAGAAAAATTAGATTCTTCTTTACCTGAGACTTCCGATGACAGAGGTGTTGAGGCTGTACAACAAGCAACAGGAGTATTAGGTAAGACAACTCTATATTCAGGTTTGGTAAATTTATTTTCAAAAAATAAATCTGAAAATTTAAATGAGTTAGAAAAGGCTGGAAGAGGTAATGAAATGGAAAAAATAGTTCCAAAAAGAAAGTCACATGCACGCAGAGATATCGATAGAAGAAAGGCAAGGTTTGCAGAACAACAAGAACGCGCTAGACGAGAAGGCACTCTGAGACAAACCACTATTACAACAAATGTGGATTCTCAGGGTAATGTAACTCAAACAATAGAAAAGAATTTTGAAGAAGAAACCAAAACTTCAGATATATTTGATAAAGTCAAATCAGCTAACAGAGAGGCAACTAAGGCGGTTAAAACCGAAGTCATAAATGTAGAAAAAGAAATACCAAAGGTTGAGACTAAAGAACCAAACTTTGCCTCAACTTATTTTGGTGGATATGATCAAAATGATAAATACTTATATGAATTGATACCAGGTTGGAGAACCGTAGGAGCTGGTGGTGATAGACCATCTGCAGTAAGTTTTAGAAACAGAAGACAAAAATTTTGGGATGAAATGATTGAACCACAGAAAGACTTAAATAATGTTTCTACTGCAAGAACATTTGGTTCGCCAGTAATTTTTTCCTACAATACAACGAAATCTCCTATTGGTGAGAAACCTGAATATGCTGAAAGCGATGAATCTGTTGTAAAAGAAAGTTTCGAAAAATTAAAAGGGCAGTTCGCTGATTCGAGAAACGATGGTGATGGTTCTGATGTTACTTGGACTCCAAGATTCTCAAGACCTAACCCATCAGCTAAAGGTAGAAAAGCGTAAAGGAATATTATGGCTAGAAAGAAAAAAAATAGAGGTAAGAAAACTAATAAGGTTAAGCCAGAAGTAAGACAAAAGATATCTGCTTTGGAGACTCCTATTGAGCCTAGTAATTCAGATGTATTAGACAGAATAATCAGAGAGAGAGCTGGAAAAACATTTAGTGTAGATCCTGATATTGACAAAGTTAGAGCCTACACTGCCAGAGTAGAAAGTGTTGGAAAAAAAACAAAAAAAAGAGAGTTTTACTATAATGATGGTAAATTTGTAAAAGAGGGTGTAGATTACCATACTTACTACACTACAAACTTAGAACAATACTATATGACTGGCGTTGGATTTAGTAGAAATAGCAAATTAATTTTTTCGCTTAGAGACGAAAGTGATTTTGCAGTATATAATCTATTAAAACCAAAACAATCCTTAGTAGTGGAACCAAATGCAAATATTGCTCCAACTGAAAAAGATTATAAAAAAGGAATTATGACTAGGTATTTTGCAAAAAAAATTACAGAGGTGAATTCTAAGATAATGGAAATTACTAAGGAAAAAATGGATGCTTCACCACTTTATCGATATGTGTCACTAACTTGGCTACTCACTGGTGAAAAGACACAAGTTTTTTTAGCAAACAGAAGGTCTATAGAACAAGCTGCAAGAGTTATGCCATCTATAGGTAAGTTTGTTCCTACATTTCAATTCTACAGAAAACCTAAAAATAATCTTAAAACTAAGCAAGGTGTTATGGATAGATTAGGTATACAGGAAACAAACATTGACATACCTGTAGTAGAAAATACGAAAATAAAAAAAGGAAAGGATTCTAAAAGCCGTAAAGGAAGAAAGAAAAGAAGAACATCATCACAATCAAATCCATTTGGTTTGACAGGCACGCATACTATGCCAGATGGCACTGTGATGCCAGGTTCAACGCATGAGGAATACTTAGAAGCAGTTGCTGCTAATCAAGAACAACAGAATACTACTGGTGGAGCAACCAGTGGTGGAACTACATCTACAACAACTGGTCCTCCAGCAGGCGTTACAAGCGGTGGAGCTGGTGGTGGATATTAATTTTTGTATTTGAGGTTTTAATGTAATACTTATAGATAAATTAATAGGTTATAATTATGAAAAGTCAAGTCTTAGACAAAGGCTTTATTGAGGTTGTTGATTCATTAGGAAATGATTTAACAGTAGTCAATTCAGCTAGAGTATCATTCGGTAAAAGAAAAAAGAAATGGGATAAGTCAGATGAAAGATTAGTTCGTTATCTCGCAAAGTACAAACACTATTCCCCTTTCAGACATTTACAAGTTCAATTCCATATTAAAGCACCAGAGTTTGTTATGAGACAATGGTATAAACACGTGGTGGGTATTGAAACCACATCTAATAGCTCAGCCAAAGATCATGCTTGGAACGAAATCAGTGGTAGGTATGTGCCTGTTGAAGATTTCTACTATCCCTCAGTTTGGAGAAAACAATCAGATGATAATAAACAAGCATCTGAAGGGGTGTTGGATGATTTACAGCAAAAGAGAATGGATATGGTTTTCAATGAATATATGAGACAAGTAGAGATGGCTTACGATAGGATGATTGATGTCGGTATGGCTAAAGAACAGGCAAGAATAATCTTACCATTGAATCAATACACAGAAGTTTATTGGACAGCATCGTTTCAAGCTATTATGAACTTTATCGAATTGAGGAATGAAAAGACATCACAAATAGAAATACAAGAGTATGCTAAAGTATTATTAGATTTGATGCGTGACGTATACCCTATGACAACTAAGTTGTGGTCTGAGGCGCACGGTTGGTAATAGTAGAATCTCACAGAGAATGGAAAAAATTTATGGTGGAGTTTGGTAAAGAAAACTCTATTGTGATTCCGATAGCTTGTGACAAAAATAAACATCCGATTGATACCAAACTTTGTTTACTTTATATTAAAATGTTAGATGGTTCTCTTGAGGAATATGTACTACCATTCAGACATTCTGATGCTATAAACTTAAAACCTAGCTATATGAATAAAACAGTAACAGATAGGGATGTTTTTACATATGATAAAAAAAAGTTATTGCATTTCTTAAAGTGGGATAATATAACAGATATGCAAATGCACTACTATATGTCTAAAAACCAACCATTACCAATTGATGATGTAACCACTGGTGCTCACGAATATTTTTATAGAATTCATTATAAAACTAAGAATATTAATTGTATCATCCCAATGATGAAACATATAGAGTGGTGTAGAAAACTAGTCGACTATTTAAAACTAACTGTTTTTATAAAACCAGCAAACAGTAGTGTGTTGAAAATTTACAATGATGATGTTATTGAAAATTTACAACAGATAGAACAAAATGGATTACAAACTACAAAAGGTATGGTGTATTCAGAGTATAATCCATACACATCTACAGGCCGCCCATCAAATAGATTTGGTGGTATGAACTTTGCTGCCCTAAACAAAAAAGATGGAAGTCGTAAACAATTCATAAGTAGATTTGGTAAAGATGGTATGTTGATAGAAATGGATTATGATGCTTATCATCTGAGACTAATTGGTGATGAGATAGGTTATGACTTTCCAAAGGGCTCTGTACATAAACATATGTCAAAACTTTATGGTGTCGGATACGATGAAGCAAAATCACTGTCATTCCAATATTTGTACGGACACATACCTGAAGAAGTTTTGAAAAAGAATCCATTCTTTAGAAAAGTTCAAAAATACATAGATGCTGTTTGGAGTGAATATAAATCATCAAAATCCATTAAATCTAATATTTATAGTAAGAGGATAAGACAAGAAAACCTTTCAGATATGAATAAGAATAAGGTTTTCAATTATCTTATTCAGTTGACAGAAACAGAAAGTAATATGAGAATGTTGTCAGAGCTAATACCAAAGATAAGCAGTTATAAAAGTAAATTAGTTCTATATAGCTACGACTCATTTCTGTTTGACTTTTATTTGCCAGATGGTTTAGATTACATACATAAAGTAAAGAAAATCATCGAACAGAGTGGTAAGTTTCCAGTAAAAGTTGGTAAGGGTTGGAACTACCACGAAATGAAAGATATAACAAGGAAATTTAAATGATTACAGATTTAAATAAGATTATCAATGAATGGGCTTTTCGTACTCATAATGGTAAACCTAATCCAAAGAGTATGGCTCATCAAATTCTATTAGAAGGGGTTCTAAAAGATTTTGGTTGGAGTTTTGAACAAAGAGATGAATTGCTATACACTCTCATGGAACAACCATCGGATAGAGAAAGATTGATGAAACAGGTTATAAAATACAAAAACAAAGATGGTGAAGACAAAGAGATAACAGTTGGTGGTGCATTAAAGCAGGGTGAAGAGCATCCGGCTTATGAAAAAGCAAAACAAATTACGGATACAGGTGATGATAAACAATCCAAAGGATTGGAACCAGATGATTTCGAAAGGTTTTCGGACAAAAATAAACCAGATGAAAAAGAAGACGAACCACCAAAAGTAAAAGCCGATGAATTAAAAAAAGAATTACAGGGTGAAATATCAGATCACTTAAACTACGAACAAAGAATATCAAATATTGAAGCCAGGTCAGATTTTGAACAAGACACAAAGGAAGATGAAAAACTAAAAAAAGAACTTAGAGAGATGAGAGATTCTATGGATACACTTGAAGGTGACTTTAAGGATAGAGCTGCTACTTTAGTTGCAATAGCACATCTTTATGGTAGAAGAGAAAACTCAGGCTTTGGTAAAAATAATTTAGGTTTAGCAGATAGAGATCAGTTACTTAAAAACAAAGAAAATTTAATGGAATTATATGACGATGCTAAACCAGAGTTAGTAGAAAAGGGTGTTAGAAAAATAAGAAAAAATAAAGTTAGTGAGGATTTTGTAAATGAATCATTTGATACTTTACCAAAGCCATTACAAGAAGCCTTGGCTAGAAAGGGTAAAGTTGGTAAGCCTGCTGAAAAACAACATTTTCTTGGTTATGTGAGAGAAGATGGTTCTGTAACTTCTGATGTAAATGATCCTGACATCAAAAAGGATGAAGATGGAAAACCTGTGGTAAAGAGAGGTGGACTTCCAAGTAAAGATAGAGCTCGTTTGATTTGGAGAATGTATATAGAACAAGGTGGTATTGATGCTTACACAGGTTTACCTTTGGACTTGGAGTCTATGGATTTGGAGCATGTCGTTGGGTTTAAAAATGATGATGCTGGTGAACCGTCAATGGATGATTATCTAAATAGAGAACACGAAGCAAATCATGTATTATGTTCTTCAAGAGCTAATCAGTTAAAATCAGACTCAAACATGGAAGACTTTTTTGAGTCTAAGGTTGATATTCTAAAAGATAAGACACCCGAAGATTTTGAGAGAATGGAAAAGGGATTTAAACAGGCAAATGAGATGATTCCAACAACAGAACAAACAGCTCTAAGATTAATGGATGAGGTTTCTTTTAAGAAAAAGGGTGGTGGAGCTATTTCAAAATCAGAGTATGAATCTTTACCAGAAGATGAGAGACCAGAGTTGCAAACAACAGATGCCGGAACACCAAGAGTGGCTACTGCTAGACTAAATGAAAATGTTACTGTAGAAACATTATCTCAAGAATTTGAAAATGAGGATAAATACTATAAAGAAGTGAGAGATACGCTGTTAGAAAACACTGATGATAAAAAAGAAAGAGAAAAAATTCTAAGAATAAAATCAAAAATTGGTAAAAGAACCTTAAATGCTTTGGGTTTATCAGCGCAGGTTATTGGTCCTGATGGTCGTAGAACCAATGCTATCTCTAACTCAGATGAGTTTTATCGTGCTTTTTTAGAGTCAATGGCTGATGCTTCACCAGAAGAACAACAAGAGTTAAAGAAGGCGTGGTTTGAAGCCTCGAGATTAGCTGCAAGTGAAGAGGTTCGAGCAAAAGGAAAACCAGAGCAAACTAATCAGTTTAGAAAATTTTTAAGAGAAAAGGGTATACCTTCAGATAAGGTTTTAGAAAATCCACAATACAAAAAGTTATGGTCATATAAAAACGATGACGGTGAGACAGTATAATGAAAACCCAACTGCTCTGTACCTTTACTGATAAGGGAAGTTTAGATGATGTTGTAGAACTAATTATGGAATGTAATGATATACTCTATAATAAGATTTATGTTTTTGAAAATGGTAAAGATAAATCACAATTAATTTGCACATACAATGTAGAGTATGAGGATGACCATATTTCAGAAGATATACCAAATACAATTTCACTTCATAGAAAAAAACAAACTAACACATTATACACTATTAATGCTCTGAATGAAGTTATAAGAGAACTCAACAATGGTATATTAGATAAGAAATTTTCTATACCTTGGGATGACTATTATAATTCTTTACTACTTACGAATGATGATGGCTTGAGTAAAATACCTACAAAAATATATAAAATTATTAATACAAAAGATTGAAAAAAAAATTGTATTTAACTAAAAAGTTAGATACTTATTATAGGTTACAAAAGTAACTAATAAATGCTAATTAACTAATAAGGAGAATAACAAATGGATATTAATTCTATTCGTAAGCGTCTTAATCAGCTTCAAACAACAAACAATCGAACTTCAAACCTATGGAAACCTCAACCAGGAAAACAAGTAATTAGAGTTTTACCTTATAAACATAATAAGGATAATCCTTTTATTGAATTGTTCTTTCATTTTGGTTTGAATAATAAAACCTATCTTTCACCAATCACATTTGGTCGTCCAGACCCAATTGAAGAGTTTGCACAAAAACTTAAAACAAGCGGTAACAGAGAAGAGTATCAGATGGCTCGTAAATTAGAGTCAAAGATGAGAACCTTTGCACCAGTAATCGTTCGTGGTGAAGAAACTCAAGGTGTTCGTTTTTGGGGATTTGGTAAGACGGTCTATCAAGAACTACTTTCAGTTATAGCAGATCCAGACTATGGTGATATTACAGATGCCGTAAGCGGTCGTGATGTATCAGTAGAGTTTATTACTGCTGAAGAAAGTGGTGCTTCATTTCCTAAAACTTCTATTCGTGTAAAGCCTAATCAAACTCCAATCGTTGAGGATAAGGCACAGCTAGAGGCTATGTTGGATAATCAAAAAGACATTACTGAATTATATCAGGAACTCTCATATGAAGAGCTTACAGATGTGTTAAATCAATGGTTGAATCCAGAAGCTTCTTCTGATGATAAAGAAGAAACTGCACCTGTGTCGGCTGTTGCTGCTGAATCAGCAAATACTGTTGAAGATGCCAGTGCCGCATTTGATGAGTTGTTTAGTAAGTAAATAAAGTGTAGTTGGGGCTGTAGCTCAGTTGGGAGAGCGCTACACTTGCACTGTAGAGGTCGCAGGTTCGATTCCTGTCAGCTCCACTATTTAAATAGGAGAAACAAATGTCAGTAAAAGACGATTTGGCTGGGGTTTTAGCGGATTCCCTAAATAAAAAATTCAAAGATTATAAGGTTGCATATTTCTTAGATGGCGCACAACAAACACCTACTGATATAAGAGAGTTTATATCAACGGGTTCAACAATGTTAGATTTAGCAATATCTAATCGCCCTAATGGTGGTATTGCAGTTGGTAGGATTACAGAGTTGAATGGATTGGAAAGTAGTGGTAAATCATTAGTTGGTGCTCATCTACTTGCCGAAACTCAAAAGAAAGGTGGTGTTGCTGTTTACATAGATACAGAGACAGCAGTAAGTGAAGATTTCTTAGAAGTTATAGGTGTGGATATTGGTAAAATGTTATATCTACATTTAGAAACAGTGGAAGATATATTTGAGGCTATTGAAGAGATTGTGACTAAAGTAAGAGAATCAGATAAAGACAGATTAGTAACTATCTTAGTTGATTCACTCGCAGCTGCTACAACTAAAGTTGAGTTAAATGCAGATTATGACAAAGATGGTTGGGCTACTTCTAAAGCTATTGTAATCAGTAAAGCTATGAGAAAGATTACTCAAATGATTGGTAGACAAAGAATTGCTTTAGTGTTCACTAATCAGCTGAGACAAAAATTAGGTGTAATGTTTGGAGACCCGTGGACTACTTCAGGTGG